TCACCTTTTGTATCCTTAGTAAATTTAGCCGCTATTTTGTAGTAGGTCTCCCAGTATATTGTGGCAAGTGAAGTCGCCCGCGCTTTTTCATTAGTAGATAGAGATGATTTAACCTTATTTTCGCGATTAAAAGTACTAGCATCCGACTGTATTACATCACGAGATACAGTCGGCTTATTTGAATTAACTAATAACGCAGTAAAAGCACTTAAATTATCATCTGCTGGCACTCTATTATTTATTCATCAATCGAAGTATCAAAGAACGATGCATCGATAGTCAACGAATTCTCGCCAACTGTGAGTATAGATGATTCATATTGTGTTATCTGTTTTAAGAACGTAGATAACTTATTATATACAGTTAATGGTAGACTTTCAACAATCTTTATTCTATCACCAATCTTGAGATTTTCAAACTCAATAAAAGTTTCATCAATTGTAATCTTACGAATATACTTTGTTAATTCAAAAATGTATATTAATCCTACAGCAGCAGATGCTTCATTGTTTATTTTTTCAATCTCAGTAATACATTTACGGATAATATTATTTTCCTCTTTTAAAGTAGGAATCTGCAAGTCAATCTCCAACCCACCTTCTTTAATTGTCTGACTCTGTGTTATAGCAAACTCCGTTTTTTTAATTGAAGCTATTACATCCTCTAGGTTGATTTCTACATCATCTTTAAGTCTTATAGTATTGCCAAGTGATTGCTTACGCAAGCTAATAATTACAGGTACCCGATCAATTACTGTTAAATTATCGACGCCAGTATTTTCGGTAATAATATTATTGATAATAGCTGAAAACTCCATAGCTCCCTTAATACCACCTACAGCCGTTGATACAATATCCTTTTGCTGCTTAAGTGTGAGTGGCTTAGCTTTAACATTAGTCTTTGTTGATGGTAAAAATATATTAAACGTTTCGTCGTTTAAAGATGCAAGCTTAGTTAGGAAATCGCCGGTTATTGAACTCATGTGAATATTTACTTAAGTGTTATTGTTTTTCAAGCGATCATTTTCACGTTCGACTTCCATTTTATAGAGTTTGAAATAATCCTCAATATCTGTAAGCGTGCAATTTAAAAGAAAATTAACATCAGGTATACGCTTACTAAGCAAAAACACATACTCTCTAAAGCTACTCTCCGTCATATAGAAGAAGGAATTATATAGTGTTATCAGAGGATCTACAGTAAGAAAACTTATAGCAGTCTCTTTAAGAGTATTAGTGTTCTTGTTCTTAAAGAAGTAAAAATTTAAATTTGAACTCTGCCGCTTTATAAAACCAATCACATCATTAAAGATATGCGGTGGTAAGCTAGATAGTAGTCGTTCGAATTCTTCCTCACTAATATCTGACGTATATATTACTTCATCTCCCATTTCAATCTTGGTAATTATACTATAGATATCATTTACCTCGCAACAAAAACGAGTTGGGTAGTCTAGTGTAATTTTAACGCCTTCATACTGCAGTACCTCGGTAATATCTACTATTTCTGTAAAATCCTCTAGTAGATAGTCAATAGTTACAGTAAAAGATCCCTGTAGCGTTACTTCATCGCCGAGAGATATACCTCTTAGCTTCATTAGTGCAATAAACTTCTCGATAGAGTTTAATCCTTTTGTTACTATAAAGCTCTCTAAAAATTCAGCTAATTTCTTGCGTGAATCCTTTACTAATAAAAAATTGCGTATATCGCCAAAATTAAAAACTCTCATATCGACTTTCTTGCGATTATGAGGTATCTCTACAGTAACTATCATTATTAATAATTATAGCTGCTTGTAATTTCTACAAGCGAAAGTAACAGTCTTTACTTTAAACTCTGAATCATTGTAGTTAAGTGTGTAACCCTCACAGTTTGTTGGAAAGGCCTGGTTAAAGGTATAGCCTTTACGGAATGATCCATCCTGCGCGTACTGTTTAACGGTAATATCACCTTTAAGTGATTGATTTATCAGTCCATCTATACCTAATGCTATAGTCCATGGTCTGAAAAAATTATGCTCGATATCATCGTCCGTCTCGAGAAAGTTGATAGTTATACCTCTATTTAAAAAGTCCGCTCTCTGTGTAACCCCATAACCGGGTAAGAATCCACCTCTATTTTGTTGCCCGAACGATGCTACTTCAAAGCTTTCTGAGGGTAATGTTACTTCTTGAGCTACAAGTATATTACCTTCCCGTGTATAGTTATCTGGTACAGATTTTACACCCCATGATTCACCAGCCTTACTAAGTACAGAGTTAATAGCACCTGAACTTACACCTCGTATATCAACTTTCCAAAGAAACGGAAGCGGAAGAAAAAACTTCGAATCCTTTGAGAAGGCGTCTAAGAACGAGTTAATTGCGGACATCTTAATTATTTATCCGCTACTATAACTTAAGCGGAGAAGTCTTTATAGAAGTGGAAGGCAAATGTAACAGGGAAAGTAAGAACTTCACCTGTACCATCAGCAATCGTATGTGAAATTTCACCTACGTCTCTGATAGAAGCTCCAACTAATTGAATCTCTTGTATACTCTGAAGCTCCTTATTGAGAACGTCGAGTACAATAACAGAGGCATCGCCAGGCATCCCGTATTGACCAGTTGATGTTTCATTATTAAAAACATTACGTGAAGCTAATTCAAATTTCTTTCTTAGCTCAATACCTTCATCGTGAAAGAACTCAATTGAGTATCCTTCCGAGTTAGTATAAGTGGATCTACCTGGTAAGTTAAATTGCTGACCAAAATAGCTAACAGTCTTATTCTCAATAGTACGACCAGGTAAAGAGGCTGAGCGAGCGTATACCAAATCTGTCTCACCATTAAATTGAACACCTTCGATATTGATTTGTTTTACTCTAAAGAGGAAATCTCTAGCAAATTGTTTATCTGCTGCTCTTGAGAAGAAATTTTGAATTGTAGTAGCCATGTAATTATTTATGTAACTTTACTATTTTTATATGAAAAAAGCCGGTTGATATTTCTACCAACCGGCTTTAGTGAGTTTTTTCTATTATCCGCCAATTAACTCCTGGAAGTTAGCGTCTGTGCGTGTTGCATAGAAGTTAACAAGGATGAATTCAGCTGTTCTAACTGGCTTAATGTAAATATCTACAACAAGTTCGTTTTGATCGATAACTTCAGGTGTATTATTGCGTTCATCGCAAACAATGATGTAATCATAGATACCTTGGTTATTCTTAGCTTTTTCAAAGAGCGGAGTAAGTGTGTTAACAATACGAGTTCTTGTAAACTCGGTGTTAGGTTCGAATACGAAAAACTTACATGCTTTCTTGGTAGGTCTTTCGAGAGCTTGGAATAAACGTCTTACGTTAATTCTATCAAATGCACTTGGCTTACGACTTAATGTCTTTTGACCGAAGATTACCTGACCCTGTGCTGGGAAGAACGCTACTGGGTTAATGTTAGTCTTATAAAGCTCATCACGCTGCTTTTGATTTGGATTAATAGCAATGTCATTAGCGTTTGTTACCAAGCCTCTTGTGAATCCAGCTGGTGCAAACCACGGGAATGTTTGTGCATCAGTTCTTGCCATTGCAGCACCTGCAAAGCCAGAGAATGGAACCCATATTTGACGGCCTGTATAGTCATCATAAACTTGACACCAGTTACCATATACCGTAGCATATGAAGTATTAGCAAGTTCAAACTGATGTCTTATAGCCCAGTAAATGTCTGTTTGGAAGTTCTTGGTCTTGTTGTCAAGAGTCTTATTGTTCTGACCAGTTACAAGAATTTGTCTAAGTACATCAGCTACGAATAAGCAATCACCTCTACCGCCGCCATCATATGGAGGAGAGCAGAATTGTTGAAACTTACTAAAGATAGTGTTGTAGTTGCTTCTAAGATTCCTAGCTGTACCGGTAATATCATTCGATGTTCTTAACCCGTTAACAGCGCTAGTTAAGCCGGACGCAACGTTAAACTCATCGTAGTATGGTGTAGAAGATGCACTAGCCGCTGCATAGATGGTACCTAAGCCCGCTTCAACAACAACGTCAATATCATAAACTTCATCGTTTCTGATACCATCTAACGATCTATCAAGCTTGGTAGGAATATCACCGAGTAACTTATCAGTTATTGTAGTATTACTGAATGAGCCGAGAGCAAAGAGACTATCACCATATCCAAGAGCTGAAAGTGCAGCAGTAGCAATTGCATTATTTACACCAGCACGAGCTGAAAGTGCAGCATTTGTGGTTTGTGTAACGAGTTGATTAGATACCATTCTGATTCTCTTACTTGGAACGCCATCCGAGCCAACCGATGTAGCAGATAGTCTATTTGAAAGGCTATCATTAACAAGGATTTGAATATTACGTGATCTCTCGTCTCTTGCTTCTAAGAAGAACGGAACTGGTACACCACCAGTCGGGTTAAGTTGTGTTCTGAAGCTATCAATCGAACCAACAATTGCATCTTCTAGAACGTAATCGAGCTTGAATGATTCTGTTGCAAAGATCGACTTACGAAGCTTGAATACACCAACGTTTAATAAGTCATCGTCAATACGACCGTCAATATTATAATCGGTGAGGTTCTCCATAATCTGCGAAACGCTATTGGTAGGACCATTTCTAAATGCAGCGGTTAATACAAACTGAAGTGTACCCTCGGGTAAGGTGGTATAGTTATAACCAATAGTGTTAGCTGAGGTAACAGTTTGAATACTTCTAACCCCATCGTAATCACTAGCAGGGTTAAGATTTGTATTATCAGCTAAACCAACATAATAACCCTCAAACTGACCGTTAATGGTTGTTTGAGCTTTATTGAGAACAATAACACCTGCTTTACCAAGATTCCCAAGACTTGAAAGTGATGACGGAGTACTTCCTGTATTTGACCAGCTAAACGCTGTGCCTTCTAAACAGCTCAAGTATTCCGACTCTGTAAGTTCATAATGAACTGGAGATCCAAGTAAATATGTTGCTGATAAAGATGCATCGAGTGTAGCTAGCGCTTGTGTACCAGCACCGTTTACTCCAGTAACAGGATAAGCAAGAGCCGAGTATTTTGAACCAAATCCATCACCTGCGGCTGCCCCGTAAGGTAAGCGTGAAGTGTAAATGTTAGCAGGTGAGTTTAAAAGCTCTCTTATTGTGTAGTAGAAGTATCTTTCAGCTGAGTTGGTAGGTGTACCGTAAATCTGATCTAGTTCCTGTCTCGAAGTAATTTTAAGCACTTCATCTAATGGACCGTTAGGAGCGTACCCTGTAACGAAGATGTTAGTACCAAAATTCTGCGGGACAATCAACGAAAGATCACTTTCACGGATTTCAACACCCGGACTTGTAATTGTTCTTGTTGCCATAAAATTATTTATTTAATTTAGCAATATAATTTCAGAAATTTAGAACTTCAGTATGTAATTGTGAGTATACAAACGTAAACCCTGAGGTAATTTCTTCACCAGACTGATAATCGTAAGTAATACCGTCAATAGTTGTTGGAAAAGCTTTGGTATATGTAAATTTAATTCGGTTGTTGTTAAATTCATCTTTACCATATATCGTTAAATTAGTTTGATAATCGTTAAAGTTCTTATCAACATTAATTTCACGAGCATTATATCTACCTTCAGTTTGATCATGCATAAGATTTAACCACTGATATATCGTCCAATAATTATTATATTCATTATCTACCTTAAACTTAACGCTTACCGGTGGAAAGGAATTTTTTGAATGCGAGGAAACATACAGAGTATTACCAGCATAACGATTTTCAATAGCAGGCACAGTAATCTCAGGTACTGTAGTACCAAATATTGAAAATTGAACTGCATCAGGTATTACCGTTTGATTATTTCTAGTAAACTTAGATGAAAAAGTTTTTAAAATAGGCGGTACATCGAAAACAAGTAAAAACTTATCATCGCGTGACTTATTAAGAAAAGATTGTTGGTATGTATTTGAAGCCATATACTTATTTAATACAACTTCGACCAACCGGACTGTTCGAGATCACTTAACTCTTCAGGCTCATCACCCTCACCCATACCAAATACAACCGCAGGTACAGAATTAGTACCAATACCCACAACTTCATTATCTAGATATATTGATGTAGGATTCTCAAACATTGAAACGCCAAAGTCCATTTGCTCGATAGAACACGGCTTACCTTGTTCATCTAATTCGAGAATATCAAAGTATCTTTCTGTTAGCTCTTTTTCAAGTATATAGAGAGCATACATGAACGACATTACTCTATCATCATGTGACCCGCCTTTGGCTTTCCATACACCGTTAGGGTATCTTACAAAGTCTCTAAACTCCTTTAAGGTATCGATATCTCTAAACTCAACACTCTTGACTTCGCTTACAAAATATCTCATATTCATGACACCCTTATACTTTGTATTAGTATGTGCAATCATGCCCATTTGAGGTCTAGCTCTATTAGCTGCTTTCGCGCCGTACGATACTACTTTTTCATACCCCATATCAAACGCTAATCGATCCACTACCTGCGCACCGCAATTATTACGCTCAATAAGGGCCAACGGTGACCCCCAGTTTCTTAAGATGCTGTATACCTTGTTCGTAAACTCCAGCGGTGGTATATGTCTATTATGATAAACAGCTACTTGTTTAATCGCTTTGATGTCTGTGATATCAAGAATCTGAATCACGCTAGCATCTACTCCTACACCTTCAGATACGTCAACACCAGCTGCATAAACACGAGAAGCATCAGGTTCCTCCCATATCTTATAGTGACCTTCGTCAAGTATAATTTTTGCCTCTGTACACCTTTGCGATAGATCGTAAAATAGTTCTTCATCGATTGAAGAGTCTCCAAGCGATAAAAATTGGCATTCGTATTCTTGCAAGAACGATTCCATACTACCTATAGCTTTTAATTGCTCTTGCTTCCATTTCTCATCTCTACCAGGTACGTCAGACCAGATAACTCTTTCATATACAAAGCCGTTTTCGTTCTTTTCAGCTCCATCAAATAACTTATAGAACAGATTGCCAGTACCATTAGGTGTAGAAGCAATCAATACCTTAGAGTTTTTAGATCTCGAAATTGTTGGTAGTACCGATCTCCAGAAGTCCTCTAAAATTGACTCTGGTTCGATGAAGGCCATTTCGTCAATAATAATAGTGTTAATAGAGGCGCCTCGAGCTGCTGATCCGGTTGTAGTACTAATACTTATACGCGATCCATTTTCAAATTCACAAGACGTCTTGCCATACTCCTTAACACCCGGCTTAATCCAGTTTGGCAATTCTTCATAAGCAAGCCGTACACGTCTAAAGATTTCTATAGCCGTTGCCTCCTTGTTAGCTACAATAACAATATTTTGATATTCGTTAAAGCATGCCATCCATAGAGCATAGATAGTTAAAATAGTAGTCTTGCCAACCTGTCTACTAGCTAGCAGTATAACCTTTCTATTATCACGAACAGTTCTAAGACATCTCTTTTGATACGAGAATAATTCAATAATCACCTTACCTTCATCAGGATCAATAATATAGAAGAAATTCTCTGCAAAGTGTAGAAGATTCTGCTTACTCTTTTTAAGATGAGCTACCATTTCTTTGGTATACTCATCTTTCCAGTGTTTGTTAGGAAGATTAGGATTTCCTAAATAATACTCATTTTTTGTAGACTTTGTAGACATTTATATAAATAATTATATGTCGACTGCGAAAAAGAAAGATAATAATAATCTCGGTAATATTTATGGTGATATGCTTAATACTGTAAAACATAATATTCTTAGAGAATCTAAAGTAAAACAAGGCGAAATCGGTGATTTACCTCTTATAAAGGGTGGTCCTCAAGAAACAGCCGGTTATATGCCTTCTAAAATTGATAGAAAAAAAATGTCAAAGAAGGATCTAGATGACAATCTCTATAATATTAAAGATCTTTCTTACGAGCAAGGCGATAACGAAGAGGATGCTGAGCATATCGTCAAGAAAGCAAAACCAGGTTCTAAAAAAGCAGGTGTACGTGTTGCTGGTGCAGTAATGAAAAAAATAAAAGAGGGTTCAGAGGAAGAATTTAGCGAAGAAACCAAAAAAATTGCACGAGATAGCCTAAATAATTTTATGAGCAAAAAATCTATATTTGACAAGCTTTATGAAAGTGTTTTCTACGGTGATGAAGCTGCAGAAGACATGCAGGGTATGAACGAGCTCGAAGAGCTTGGAATCGAAGATCATGAAGGTGGTGAAGAAGGCGATGTAACAATTACTATTGACCGCGCAACTGCTGAGAAACTTCTTGATATTATCGGTGCAGCAATGGGTCAAGAAACTGAAGATCTTGAAGTTGAGTCTGAGCTTGGTGATGAGGATTACGAAGATGCTAGCGATGAGGACGAAGAAGACTTCGACGCTGGTTCACCTTTCAATAAAGCAGTAAATATGGGTACAGGTGCACACAACAAAGTCGGTACAGTTAAGCCAGTTGGCGGTGCTGCTTCTTCTGCTTATACCGATAAGGTAGGTGCAGATGGTGACCTTGGCCATGCAGGTTACAATGCTAAACAACCTAATATGGGTAAACACAATAAGGTTGGTAAGCTCAAAACCGGTCAAGGTGCATTTCAACAATAATACCTAAGATCTAAAAACAAATCAATATAACCGGGTAGAGTTAATACTTTACCCGGTTTTTTATTAAATATAAATGATGTTAGTTTTTAAAAAATATTTCTTAGAATACTTTAAGGGTGATCCTCTTACTAGAGCTACACCAACAAATGGTAAGAATGCTCATATCGATGTTAGTAATAGAAAACATGCTAATGTTATAAAAAAGGAGTATAAACATAAACATCCTATAGTAGATGCAATTTCTTCAGGTCGCGCTAACAACGTCGCGATGAAAGGAATGCCTCTAGATGCTTTATTAAATACCTATGATACTAACTTTAATATCGGTACTAAAACATTAGGTAATTCTAAGGTTGAAGTGGAAATGTTTGAAGACGAAGAAGGTGTTAGAGGTGCAATCTTAAGAAGAAAGAAATCAAATGGGCTGTAGTACTAATAGAACGCAATGCGCGCCAGGAAGTATTTTTGCTGCTAACGCTAATCCTGCTTGTGGTCAATTCTTTAATCCCTCAAACTTCCAAGCAGAGCAGTTAATATACGAAGCTGCTTTTACTGATATGATCAATAACTTCGGTATACCGATTGATTATTATATCAATACATATAGCCTAAGCGCCGCTGACAACTTATACGGTGAGCATCCTACAGCTATCTTCTATGGCCCGGTATCAATAATGATGTATATCGAGCTATCTGAAAACGCTTTAAATCTCTCTAAGTTCGGCTTTGCATCTGACGATGAATTAACAGCCTTTGTCTCTATTAGATCGTTTGAAGATGCTATGACCGGAAAAGACTTCTTTATTAAGACCGACTCTGGTAATTTACTATCATATGAAGATTATATTACATATCTTCAAACACAATCTGCCGAAAATATTGTTACCGATCTACTCTTTAATATTGCTACAGAGAATTCTGAAACAGGTGGATTCGACCTCATAGGAGGCGATTATGAAGCTATTAATAGATATGCAAGAAGTGGTCAATCGGTAGAGCCAAAGTCAGGAGACTTAATCATGCTTTCGACATTAGGATGCGATAGACCTAATGGTAGAGGTCCTAAAATATTTGAAGTAACGGAGCGTGTTGAACAAGACGTCGGCTCTATCAATCCGGTTCAAGGTCACTACGTTTATAGACTACGAGCAAAGAGATACGAGTACTCGTTCGAGCCTGGCGCACCGAAAGAGTTACAGAATCAACAAGTATTCGAGAATTCATTCTCTGGTATACTTTCATCTAACATACCAGGTGTTGTACCATCGGATGCTAAATCATATCCTGGTGATGTTGATACAGATTCTAAGAATAAGGTATTAGATATGTCTGTTAATCCTACTGATATATACGGAACGTATTATTAAGGTAAGTTAGTTATTGTATTACCACTAACAATATCAAACTTAGTTGTACCCATCACTGTATTAATAGTATTCGCTGATAGCGGATATGTACAGTAGTAAGTATTATTTACTACTGATATACTACCTACGTCTGCACCGAGTGAATATGCTTCTTTAAAGGTATTATGTCCCCAGTTAATAAATGTACCTGCCCAGGAGGTACCACCTCTATAATTATTAGTTAATTGTCTTGGAGCTGTATAAACTAATGCATTATTATTGCGGAAATCTGACCAGAAGTAGAAGTTATTATTTCTAACTGTACTTCTATAATTACTTGAATTGCTTATATCAGGTGCATTAGCAGAAGAGTCGCAGTATAATGTATTATTCTCAACCATCCACTCACTCTTAAAGTCTAAGCCTCGCTGACCATTACCATAAAATGCCCAGCGCGCCGGTATCGAGTTACCACTAAGATATACATAACCTGCATCCGCTCTAACAGCGGGGTTATGTGCAAATTGTATTGTTGTTGGTGTAGAGAGAGCAAGACCAGCTGTAAATATATTATCTAAAACATAAGATTTACTACCGATTTTATTCTGGAAGTTAAACGGTGTAATAACGTTGCTTGATGATAATTGACGACCAACTGTAGCAACACGTAAGTTTGCAAACTCACCACCATAATTAGCCCCACTCAGTCTCGTTGCGATAATTTCATAACTAGATGTAGATGCTTTTTCAATAAGATTATCAATTTGATATACACCGTAAGTAGCACCGCCGTTTTCCGTATTATAATTAAACGATATAGTATCACCTATATTAAATCCTCCATACGCCGTAAGTATAGAAATAGAAGAATAATTAGTGTCTCCGGGATTTCTTTGAATACCGGCACCTGTTAATGCAATAGTACTACCTACTGCTGGTACTATACTACCGCTTAAACAGTTTATAGTAGGGCTACCTGTAGAAGCATATATTGACTCAACCCAAAACCTAGCTAGTGTATTGCGTTCAAAACGATTATTAACACCACCAAAGAATATAAACCCATCTTTTGGAAAAGAGTTTGGACTACTTGTAGGTATAGTTGTAGTACCTTCAGCAAAGTTATCGTTAATATTAAGATTAAGAGTATCGTAAGTAAATAATAGCACTTGACTACCACCGGCCGTATCTGTACTGTCACTTCCTTTAGGGTATAGGAAATTACAACCAGTGATGTTAACAGTATTAGTGCCTCTACCTGAAAGTATAGAACTAGTGTTTGATATAGCTCTATAACAATTAATAAATGTACAATCAACTATATCAATCTTATTTCTGTCAATAGGCCAAAACGCTGCTCGACCGTATGTAGCGCCTCCATAGTTACTAGCGATAATAACACCCTGAGCTTGAAATTCTTGATCACCGCAAAGATTACCATCCCAAAGAAGAGACAATCCTTTCATCTTGAAGTTATTAATATTTTCTCTTAGAGCTATAATACTGGCTTGGCCGCTGAATCGCGTTACTCTATCTTCTTTTCTCGCGCTTAATATGGTTGCACCAGTACCTATCAAGCTTAAATTAATCTTTCTAGGGTCAGTAGGCTTATAGTTAATGTTATTATACATGGTACTATAAGATATAGCACTAAGTGGTTCAGGATAGAATCCAATATTTAAATTTTCACCTGCACCATACCCTACACCGTTAGTATTCGCTACAGGTGTACCTGTACCTGTAGCGGTCGAGCTTAAATAGTAAACTCCAGAATTAAAGTATAGAGTCTCAACACCATTGTTACTGCAATAGTCAATAGCTCGTTGAATAGCAGGTTGGTCGTTTGTAACGCCATCACCGACTGCGCCGAACATTGCTACACTCATTAATGTTGCCGGTTGTCTTATCCATCTACCACGACCACCGTTCAATGCAGGATTTGGTGCTATAATATCAATATTATCAGCAGTAGCATAGCTCATGTAGTTATACTCAAATAATCCATACCCACCATCATAGGGGGTTATAAGTCCGAGTAGTTGAATAATATTACCTGACCTTAAATGTGAAGCAGCCTTATAATACTCAGTAGGAGTATTTGCCGTTAAAGCAGCTACATTACTAAACTTAGCTGGCTCCCAGGGATCGTTATGATTAGCGTATGTATATTCGCCCCAATCACCGCTTCCCCAGAGAGGACTAGTCGATAACGTTTCCGCTAAAGTAATCCATGTTGGATCATCCTTTAACACTCCAATACTAGCTGTATCAATTTGCAGGAATCCTTGTGCAAGTGCGGGTGAGCTTGAAGCTACTTGATACGTAGTTTTATCTAATTGAGGATCTGCAAATATAGAATTTTCCTCCCAATTAACAAGTCTATCAAATCCAGCTGACATAGGATAGCTATCGGATTGATTCCAGTGATATTCTGTTTCCTTAAATGTAGGCATAACGGTACCAGTATCTGATAGAGACTTATAACCTGTTAGTAACCCGCTTAGATCTGGTGCAGTACTACCCTGCCAGGCATAATAGTTATCTGATAGCGTTGGGTATTGCGATGTCTTAAAGTTTATTATATCCGTATAGTGACAGTTATCATGCGTGTAGAACAATGGTACTTGTCTTTTATTAAATTGATTACTATTACCGCTATCAACAAAAGTAAATGTAATATCTATAAAACCAAAATTATTAGTTGTGTTATTGCAAATATAAAAACTACTTACAGGTAACTGCCACGGGTAGTCGTAACCTGTAATACCTACTTTTGTGGATAAAGTAGTATACGATGTACTACCATATACCCAGTTTCCATTTTTAGCATAGAATCCAGTCGGGCCCCCGGCAACATAATATACAGGTCTATCCTCACGAACCCCACATCTATAGTACTGGTCACCTTGCGTCAACGCATCAATATAACCTGGACCGGCAGAAGATGAAATATAAAAGTTTTTGTAATTAATAATATTTGCTGTTAAACTATCATTTACAACTCTTAATGCTGGATTATACACACTATACCCCTGAAACCCTCTATAATCGTATGTCGGTCTTACTGTAGAATCACTCTTATAAAAGATAAAATTTTCAGCAGATGATGTTATAAAAATATTGTTAAAACTATGAAATTGATGTTCAGTTGGCTGTACTCTATAGTTGCCCCAAAATTGTCCTGTATGTTGAAATCCTAATAGACATCCACGTGATTGATCTATAATATTATTTTTAAGCGTGACCCTATTAGCCTGATGGGAAAACACAACATCATCAGACTGAGATATAATATTATTTTCTATATTGACGAGACTATGTTGCGTATCTAGATATATAGTAAACCCATTATATCTACCCGGACCTCTTCTACCATTTTTTATTATATTATTTAAATAATTAATGTAATCGCCACTAGAGTGATATACAACTCCTATATCACCGCTGTAACCATACGATGCATTAGCAATATAGTTTCCAGATATTGTCTCGTTGTTACTGAAAGAACCTACCGTACCATATGCTCCGGAGTAAGCTATATAATTATGATCAATAATTGTTTTAGTTTGCTGAGAGCCACTTCCACTATCGGTACTGTGGGTATATTTTATTATATCACCGGGGTCGGGTGATAGTTTATTACCTACTGGTGTCCAGGGATCAACTATACCGTATGTACCTGTACCGCTTACAGCAGATAATATAGGTGAATCTACAGCACCAGGACTATAATCAAAATAATTATTTACAATTCTTTTTTGACCTGCAAAATCACCTGTAGTTATTTCTGCAAATCCTCCAAGATCGTGTTGAAATATATCACGTCGAGCACCGCTCCCGGATTGGGAAACAGCTGACAATTGTATTGTGAATGTAGATGAGGTTGTGCTCATCAAACTCGTAGGACTTAAATTAACACCACCCCAATATCGATTCAGTGGTCCAGACGCGCCTATACCAAAAGCTTGAGCCGTATCAGTTACCCCTACGTACTTAATTATATTGTTAGTTATTTTTGTAGATGATAAACATGTTGTTTGGATGCCGGTGTTATTAATATCAAACACTACATTTTTATATAAATTAGTATGCGCTGCGTCCTCTACATAAATGCCTCCAACACACTTCTGTATATTGCACCCGCTTATCGATATATTACGGCTATAGTTATTTACATTTATACCGTATTGTGTATACTTAATATTAAGATCTTTAACTTTGAAGTTGTTTACCGAATTAAAAACTAATCCCTGACTTGTAATATTTGAAGCTATAAATTGAGATGTATTTATAGCTTGTTCGCTATAAGGTTTAACATAAATGTAATATGTAGATCCTTCTTTACTTACAACAAATTCACCTTCTTCGGTACATAAATAATCAGCTACAGCACTTAAATTTGAAACAGGATTACCTGGGTTATATCCGAGTATGCTAAACCCAGTAATATTAATATCACTAGTAATAGCATACATATTAGTAGCATACGAACTTAAATTTGAAATAGTATTATTAGGTCCAGCAGTACTACTATAATCAACATTTTTTACAATGCTAGGATTTGTACTAGTTGAACTTGGTATAATAACTAAATTACTTAAGAACCCTGTTGTATCTTTTATACGAAATACTCTACCATTAGAAACGTTATTTACCGGATAATCGTCATAATTATATGATCCCTTTTTAGGAAATCTTGCCGGATATAGCCGCTTACTATCGATAAAATAGTTTTTATAAAGAGATCGTATACCTAATCCATCCGCGCTATATTCTGGCGTTACACAACTAGATAATGGTATCTCAAACACATAATTATCAATGTAATTTTGATATGTAGTAGGGGTTAATAGACTATTATTACTAATAGTAGCCCAACTATGTAAATTATATTGAAGATTACTTACAGCTGATAATGCTCTTCTACCTGCATATACAAACGCAGCTGTTGCACTAAAGTATGCTGTATAAGCAGGATCTGTAAGTATTATATCTTTATAGAGTCTATAAATTGTAGGTAATCCTGTAGTTGCTAGATTTGTTGTACGGAGTGTAGTAGGAATATTACGGTTATAGCCATATATAGGAGTTCCTAGTACATTAGCTCTATAACCTGCTAAAGTGCCGGGTAGTTGTATTTTCCATATATTATTCCACTCTGTAGCGCTTAACGAATAATATGTACCTTTAATATTTACTTCCTCATTATTATATGGTTCTATGGTTAAGGTAGCGTCGTTAATATTATTATCGCTATAATCAAATTCTACACTTGTTGGATTTAAATCAGCAATATTATATTCACCTCCTTTAAACAATAAAGAACGCGCCTTAGTACCATTAGCTTTAGTTCTACGAAGAATCTCTCTCGCGTTACTTAATGTTTTTGTAGGTAGGTTAGGAGTTGCGCCGAGATATCCATCCTTCCCTGTAGGAGACATATATACGGTATTACGGATATCGTACCGCCTAGCGTCAGGTCCGTTAATATCTATTATTGTTGCAAATATACCTGGTGAGATCATTGTAGGAGTCCGGAAATTAAGAATATATTATCACTGGCTCTAATTAATGACACTACAGCACCTTGACCTGCAGTAGTATATAAATTACCATAAGATATAATACCTGCACTATAATTATTACTGAGTGCAATTGTAACAGTTCCAGTACTAAGCTGAGCTATAGTAGTGTTAAAACCAGCAACGTTTATATTAGTAGTAATATACGCTGTAATTGCTGATGTATTTGTATACACTATCATTTTATTCCTATTGTCAGCGCTAATAGTAAAGCTAGTACTAGTAGGTATAGTGTCGAAATAAGTTGCAGAATTACTTTGTGACCACGTAGCACTATATGTTTGCACTACAGTATTAACTGCCGAGCTACCTTGCGACCACGTAGCACTATTTGATTGTACTACAGTATTAACTGCCGAGCTACCTTGCGACCACGTAGCACTATTTGATTGAACGGTAGATGCTGTATTATTCCACGTAGCGCTAGTTGATTGTACAATAGCATTTACTGCTGAGCTACCCTGTGACCACGTAGCACTATATGCTTGTACTGTTGAGGAAGTATTATTCCATGTAGCGCTATTTGATTGAACTACAGTGTTTACTGCTACATTTCCTGCAGAAGTACCTTGCGACCATGTTGCACTATATGCTTGTACGGTTGAGGAAGTATTATTCCACGTAGCGCTATTTGATTGTAAGACTGTATTACTAGGAATAGCCCATGCCTGTACAACGCTAGATAAAGAATTAATAGTAGTTCTTCTGGTAACTTCCGTATTATCAACTATAAGATACTCAGTACCATCTATGTAAGGAGATATTGTGAGCTGTGTTATTTTGGTCTCAGCCATATATTATTATTTATACAAAAACCGGATATAACACTAGGCTACATCCGGTTTTAAAATTTAGATTGTTATTAACAATTAAGCGATACCGAAGTGTGCTTTAACGGCAGCAACTACAGCAGCATTATTCCATTCAGTAGGAATATCGTAGTTATCACCCGAGAGTGAATCTAATTCGATTCTTTCACCACCGATAAAGACGGCGACTTTCTTCTGTGCTGGAATATCAACGATACGGTCAATAACGACTTCGGTTATGGTTTCAGTAACCTCAGGTTGTTTAACGATTACTTTCGGAGTTGTAAGAGTGATTTTTAGGCTCATATAATTATTTATACATTTGGAGGTATTTTCTACTAATATTTAAATATATTGTTATACCACTTAAAGTTATTATCAATCCAACTGCAAATATCTCTACCTAGCAACTTACTAGGCTCATTATCTGTCTTAGCTAGCTTAGGCTTAACCTTATGATCACCAAAGACACCATACACACTATCGTCTTCGTGTGTTAGTTGTTCGATATAGTTGAAATTATGATGAGCATAATAAGGTAGCTCGAAGTAGTTATAGATTCTCTTTAACTGAGTTTCAGGTGATGTACACAAATCTTCATACTTAACAAATAGCATATCCTCGTTAATACCTTGCTTAAATATTTCGGTCAACCGCTCTATTGCTAGGCCTAATGGCTGTGTTGAGAGGTAATGATCGACACGCTTAGCTGTAGTGGTGTTAGCTAGCTGAGCGTGATTAACAATACCTGAATCAACTTCAGGAGCCTCACGAAACTTCTTCTCCATCGACGATATAATCTGCTTTAGATCTCTCACCATACACACAACCTTAGGCTTCTTACCTAGAGTAAACTCTAGTAGGTTATAATGAATGCCCCAGCCGCGTGACTTCTCAAGCACATTAGGCTTATCAGTAA